TCTGGTTTGCAAGTATTCCAAAAATCACTAAATTTTAAAATCATCTTCCAAACTTCTAAACTATAATTAGCTCGTTTGTTTTCATCTACCCAAATAATTTCTTCACCTTTTAAAAATCTTTCAATAGCATCATGAACTTGAGTTCCTTCTTCACTTGCTCTTCTAACAATAATATCACTATTGTGACCTACGTCTTTTAACCAACTTTCGAAAAACTTATTTTTAGGATAAAAGCCTAAAACTGTAGTTACAGAAGGATAATAGTCTCCATTTTCTGTTTTGTAAAATCGAGAATCTAAAAAATTAATTTGTTCTCCTTCGTGTTCAACAATCCTTTTTAAGTAAGGATGTTTTTCAATGTTGTGACCTTTTTCTATCATATATTCATTTTAAGTAACATAATGTCACTAAAAGTTAGTGGATTAGCATTATGTAATTTTTTTGTAAAAGTTTCAAAACCCATTTCACTTGGATCTTTATCATCCATGTCAACCCAATATACTTCTTTGCCGTAGTTCGTTAAGGTAAGCGCGTGATCTAATGCGTCTTTTTTGGCATCACGATCTAATGCGATATAAATTGTTTTTACTGAAGATTCAACGAGTTTCTTCATAAGAGCATTAGAAATGCTTTTACCAAAGAGAGGAATAGCGTTACGGCGCACAGAAATAGCATCAAATGCTCCTTCAACAAGAATAATCGGCATCTCCCAAGAGATGAGTGCCTCAAAGCCAATAATCTCATTTTTGTTACATTTGGGCGTATCATACTTTCTACTAGCATTCGGATCCATAGTTCGAGCCACGAAATAGTTGATACTATAGTTGTTATCATAAGAGGGAATAATGATGCTATTAGCATAAGGTCCAGTAGATGCATATCCTATGTTGTATTTTATAAGTTCAGTTTCAGTAATACCTCGTTTTTTTAAATAAACCTTAGCTCTTCTTGCTTCTAAACCTGTATCAGCAATTAAGTGTTTAAAATCTTTAGGTAATTGAACATCTGTGTGTTCTACTTTTAAGTCTTCTTTTGGACTAACACCTAAAATACTTCTTAATTCAAGAGTTTTTTCTCTAGATGTTTTTATTTTTTTAAATAAAGTCGGAAGTTTAAGTCCTTTAACGTTACAAACCCAACAATGATATGGGTTTTCACCTTTTAAATTAGTTTGTAATTTTACTTCTAATTTAGGTTTGTGGTGATTACAAAAAGGACAATTAAAAGCATAGTTACCACTACTAGACTTTTTGCCTTTACCTAATACGCTTTCAAGACAGTTTAATAGTAGTATGTTATCCATTACTACTAATATAATAAATTATTGTGGAGTTGCCAACTTACCTTTATAAAATTTTCCTAAAATATTTGAATTAAAAGATAAATCATCAAATAATACTTTATATTGAAATAAATAATAGGTTTCCCAATATGTTAATTCTAGTTTAGAATCACAAATATGTAATATTTTTTTCGAAAAATTAACTTCTCCTTCGGATTTTATATAATTTAAAAATTCTTTATTACTACCATTATAATTTTTCCAATTACTTTCTTTAATTATTTGTTTAGTAGTTGGTTTTTTTCCTCTTTGAACTGGTAGATTAATTAATTCTTTTTTACCTAATTTTACATTAGTTGTATTGTATAAAATTTTTTTACCAATATAATATTTTTTTGATTCTGTATGAGTAATTACATAAATAAACCCATATGTTTCTTCGGGGAAGTCTGTTATTTCAGTATAGTATTTTAAATCATCTTTAAAACTATACCACATGTTGTTTTTTAAATTCATAGTTACCAATCTAATTTTACTAAAAATGTTAAGTCTGTTGCATTAGAAAGTGGAACAGGTTGTGACATTTTTGCTACTGCTAATAATTGATTTGAGTCATTGTAAAAACCTAACGATCCTACGTAAGGAGTAAAATAACTAGCTGTTGCAAAATCTTTTAATTGATTATCGGGATATGTATAGTAAGTGCCTGAGTAGTTGTAAGGTATTGTACTTGAAGTAATCCAAATCGATGATGATTCATAAACAAATCCTAAGGATCCTGTTGTTAACGTTGGATTATAACTTGTATTAAATTCATAATCTTTTACTCTACAAACCATATTTTGTTCATAGAGTATATAACTATTTTGAAATTGAATATTATTAAATGAAGCTGACATTTTAGTCAGTACTCCTAGTCCTTGTTCGTAAAATATATTTCCTACACAACTGCTTTGTGAAATTATTATTCCTACTGATCCAGTAAAATTAGATCCTGACCATCTTAAGTTATATTCTCCATCATCATAAATTAATCCTCCATTTACTGATGCTTGAAAAGTAGTAGGGATTATTTTATTAGAATACAAGGTATTAGGAATATTAATCATCTGAATACTGCTTGTATAAAAATTCTTTTCTATTGAATATAAATTTCCCAATCTTAAAGCACCACTAACAGCATAATCAGTTGATGTTAAATTTACAGTATAATTTACTGTTTGATAGTAAGAAGATGTAGGTAAAGTATTTACAGGATAAAATTCAGGATAATAATTAATTAATACTGATTTGTAAAGTAAATTACTGTAAGTAAAATCTAGTTTATTTATAGAACTAGTGTAACTTCCTGTTTGAAAAAAAATACCGTATTCTGTAAAATCAGATGCAGTGACAGTCCACAACTTATTAGCTTCATAAGGTATGGTAAAAACGTCACTTACATTTAATCTTTTTAATACGGTATCAGACATTAATAATCAAGTTTTACTCTAACTAAAGTTTCTTTAGTAAAGTCTTTTTGCAAAGGTTTACTTAATTTAGCAACTGCTAATAATTCATTACTGTCATTATATAAACCAACAGTAGTAATATATGTTACAGGACTATAAATTAACTGATTATAAATTAAATTTCCATCGCTATCAATAATAGTTGGATTTGCTGTATAATTATATTCTGCATTTTTAGCTCTACAGAAAATAAAATTACTGCTTAATACTTCTGCAGCTTGTAAACTAAAATTTCCACTACTACTAATTAAATTATAAACAATTCTGTTATTTGGATTATTAAAAGGACTTGGAGGTGTTGTACTAGCAGGAGTTCTACTCCATGAAATATTTAGTCCAGCACTAGCTACAGGGCATTGTAAAGCTAAAGGATTTAACATAATAAGCCCCATATCTGGAAATACATAACCATAACTTCCTGATACTGTTCCAGCTGAACTAAATACACTTCCTTGACTACCACTTACTAAAGTATAGTATTGAGTATTATTAATAAAAGTTGCAGTGGGTTGGATTTGACTATTATCTGTTAAAGTAAGTTGATTTGAACCTGTTTTTAAATTTAGTGTTAAACTTCCTGGATTAAAACTTTGTTTGTATCTTCCTCGCGCTACTGTTAGTACAACAATATCATCTGATCCAGATGTAAAATCAAACATAAATTTACTATTTTCATCTCCTAAAATTAGAGCTTTATATTGACCATAAATATCTTTAGTAGGTGTGTAAGTAGGAGCAGCAGCATTAAAATAATAACTTCCAGATCCTAAAATATTACCATAAGCAATAGCAAATTGGTTTTCTGCTGTATTTAAAGTAGACGCTGTTTGATATACATTTAAGTAAAAAGCTCCTGTTGAACCCGTTTCTTGAGCTGAACTAGTAAAAAATTGTGTTAGAGTATATTGATTGTTTGTCCAAGCAGCTGAAACTACTATTTCGCTACTTACTACTTGATCGTCTAACGTTAATACGGAATATGACATTATTATTGTTTTTTATTAACTGTGAATGGGATACTAATTCTTGCTCCTGAGTTTCTACCTACAAAAGTAATTGTTGTAGTTATAATAGTTGTTCCTGAAGGAAAAATATCATTTAAACTAGTAGCTGTTAAAGTAAATGAAGTTCCAATTTGTGAAATACTTAAAGGAACACCGGATGTTGTAGGAGTAGGAGTTAAACTTGGTAAAGCTGTTGTATTAACTCCAGTACCGGTAAAACTTCCAATTAAGTTTTGGTTTGAAACTGTTGCTAAGTAACCTAAAGGTTCAACACTTTCAATAGTTCCTAAATAATTTAACGTAGTAGGATTAATAACAATTGTAGCTCCTTGTTGTAAACTAATACTTGCTCTACCACCAATGTTTAATACAGGTAATTTAGCAGTTCCTCTTGGTAAAGTTACTAACTGATATTTCATATCTTGAGTATTATCTACAAATGCTTGTAATAAAGGCATAGCTTCAATAGCTTCCCCATAATACGCTGAACCAGAAGGATGATTTGGATTATAAAGTGTATAATCAATTTCATCATCTGATAATGAAAACTGAGTAATTCTAAATGAACCATCATTACGAGCTAAAAGCTCTCTACCTTTTGTTGTTAGAACCGCATCTACGGTTACATATTCATTATTTAAGTATGCCATATTGTGTTATATAAATATTATGAAAATAATCCTTTTGATGTTAAGTTTGAAATTATGTTTGATAAATTATTTTTTAAAGTAGGACTCATGTATTTTGGAAGTATAAATGCTGGTGCTAAACCTGGTTTAGACTTAACGGGGTTATTATTTAATATAATAAAACCTGGGTCAGTAGCCAAACGTCTTATAGCAAAATAATTTAAATTTTGTCCTTGAGGAGTTCTATCTAAATATATAAATAAAGGTGAAGCATATGATATGCCAGAAGCTCCACTAAAATTATATGTAGTACTTCCTGATGTAAATGTATAATTGTTTAAAACTGCAGCATCATATTTACCTCCTACAAAACCAGCTTCAAGAATTAAAACATCAGTAGAATTTGAAGCTGTTATTCCTGCAAAAGTATTAGAATAAAGAGTTGTAGATCTACTTACATTAAATACAGCAGAAGCTGTAAAAGCATAATCTGTAGGAGTAGTATTAGAGAACGATGAAGTAGCTATGTAAATATTAGTTGATGTATTTCCTCCAAGAGGAGCAGATGCTGTAAAATTAAAAGTAACTCCATTTATTCCAAATGAACCTATACCTGTCGATGCAACACTAGCTGATACGTATGTTAAACTTCCACTTACTGATCCTGTTGTTTGTAATTCATAAATTGCTTCTATTGATGAAGACATAATTGTATATACTTCAGTTTCGTTTCCTCCAAATCTTATTTGATCATATTGTTCTATAGTAAATGGTGATGGATCTTTAAATCCACTTCCAGTTCCATTTGATACAACAGGAGTTTGAACATATCCAGGTCCATAAAAATAACTTAAAGCTGTTGAAGCTGTTAAAACAGTTCCTTCAAAACTACTTGTAAAATAATAGCTACTTGTTACTGTAGGAACTGTATTTCCAGCACCTGCTGTTATTATAAAATAGGTATCATTAGGAGAAGTACCATTTATTATATGTAAATCTTCTCTTTTATTGGCAGTATCGGTACAGTCATATATTACATAAAATTGATCTCCTTCATTATAATCAGTTATTGTTTTTAATTGAACCGTTGCTTGTTGGCCTCCTCCTATACTTCTATTATAGTCCCCATTCAATACATCTCCATTTTTAAATAATCTAGTAGTTATTCCTGTTATTTGTCCAGCATTTTCATTATCATACTTTACAGACGCTGTAATTTGAACTTGATTACTAAAATTTTTAGGAGCAGTATATATATAAGTTGATAGATTCCATCCACCAGCATCATCTCTAATAATTGTAGAATATTTTATTCCTTCAAAATTTACAGGAACATAATCTCCATTAGGAACATTTTTAATATATGCTTCTACATTTGTTAAAAATCCACCTATACTAGTGAAAGACATTGTAGGAATAAAACCTGATTTTAAAAATAAACTATTATAAGATCCTGTGTCTGAGTGTATTATGGTTTCAAATCTTTTTAAAGGTTGATAAACAGTTGTTTCAAAGTCTTGATTAAAACTTCCACTACCATTATATATAGCTACAGCTACTGGTGTGTCACTTCCAAAATTTTGATCAGTATTATAAAAATATGATGCACTTTCTTCAGGTTTATAAATACTTCCTGTATTATCTATTAAAAGTTTTATGTGATATTGTGTACTTCCAAATCTTTCTGCTAAAGTATTTTCAGCAGTATCTACGAAAAGAATATATTCCTGAGTTTGTTCAACATTTGGAAGTGAATTATTTCCTAAAAATGTTGTATCATAAGTAATAATACTAGAAGTAGTAGAAAAAGTTTGATTAAAATCAAGAGCTGTTGTTGAACTACCTATTTCTCTACTTTTAACATATCCAGCATCACTTAAATTAGTGTCTTGCCATTCAATAGAAGATGAAAATTGAGTAAATATTCTATTATCTATTTGTCTTATGTAACCATCAAAATCTACTTGAAAATTATTTGCGGGGCCATTAGTACCACAAAATCCAAAAGCATCATATCCTAAAGAGTTTATTATAGCTTCTACATAAATAAAATTAGGACCGTAATTTGGAAAAGGACTTGAATTAACAACTCCACATAATACACCTATGCCATTACAATCTGTATAATTAAAATAAATAGGATTATTAGCTTGAGCCGGAGTTCCACCTTGAGTTCCTAAGTTCCATACTTTATATCTAACGCAATTACCTAAAGAATTTGTATTAATAGATTGAGATGTAGGTAATTTTTTAAATTTAAATTGAGATTGAATATTTGGAACAACGTTATTATCTAAAGCATCCCATCCTTCATATTGTTCTACAAAAGCTTGACCTTCACTAAATCTTCCTAAATCTTGTAAATAAAAATTCGTACCACCTACTGTAGTTACTTTATCTCTACATGCTGTTAATTGTACTACTCTTTGAGAAACACTAGAATCTACTTTAGTTTCTCCATTACAATCAATCCAAACTATTTGTCCATTTGTAGTAACTTGATATTGGTGGCAATCACAAATAGCTCTAGTAAATGGATTATTTTGTTCATAAGCACTCCAAATTTCAATATAACTTCCACTTAATTCACCATCAAAAAAGGCTTCATTTATTGCTGAATTTCTTGAACAACAGTAGTCTCCTGAGTTTGATCCTACAATAGTTACCGTTTCTATTTGGCCATCATAAGATGCTGTGTCAATAGTAGGTTCATATCTTCTTGTTTTATTTCTTTCAAGAATATGAGGTTTTATTACAACTCCAGAAGTATTATTTGCTCTGCCCGGAATGTAAGTTTCTAAATATCTAAATAAAGATTTGTGATATGTTTCAATTAATTGAATAAAATCTTTATAATTATAAGGACTAATGTATTTTTCAAAATAGTCTTCTTGTAATGTTTCTAAACCAGGATAATAATTTAAATCGCTATATCTTGGGTCTCCTATTATTTGATCTAAATTGTATGTAGTACCTAATTGAGCTATAATATCATTATTTATTTGATCTTGTGGACTAAAACCAACTTGAGTCAAATGAATATCATTAGTTCTACTACTTGTAGGGTTGTTATAAACTACAGATTTAAGAAGTTGTAATCTATTAGTTGCTAAAGTTTGACTTTCTATTCTTATTTTATCTGTGTTTGGAACTGAGTATCCACCCACTGCCGGTTGAGTATAATATTGTTCTGTAGAGTATACATAATCACTAGGTTGCCAAGTTCCGTTAAAATATAAGAAATAATTAGGAGTTAAGTTTGGTTGGCTGCCTGTTACAACACCAAAATTAGTATATAAATCATTTCCTAAAGGAAATCTAAATATTAAGTTATCATAAGCATCATTTGTAGTGTTACCTACGTAAGATTCTGGGTTAAGAGTATGAGAATTTAATACAGATTCACTTAAAGATATTGACCACCCTCTTAATTCTTGTAGTTGAGAGTAACAACTACCTAATGATAAACTTGAAGGAAGAGTAGTTGAAAATAATGGATTTACACTTCCTAATTCAATTCTAGTAGTAATATCATCATAAACAGGAATAGAATA